GCTGTGAGCGCAATAACGGCAATTCGCGCCTTGTGGATAACGGCATTGGCGCAAGTCTGTGCTGCTGCGCTGTGGCTTTTGCGGTTAGTCGAGAGACTTGTGCGGAGCAAGCCGCAGTACGTATTCGGGTGCGATACGACTACGCTTTGTTGTGGCGCGGGCGGTTATTTTTCAAACTGGTACTGTCCGCGCTGCGGCGCGGTGTGCACGGAAGGAGTGAAGCACGTATGCGAGAAATCATAACACGCGCGGCGGAGTTGGTAGCGCGAGTCGACTGGGAGCTCTCGCGGGACACTATCCGCGATAGCGGGCAGAACGGGCAGAACGGGTGGTACTGATGTCAGATGTGACAGAATTTCTGGCGATCATTCCAGATATTCAATCCGCTATCCGCTTTTTTGGTAGCGGCGGAGGGCGGATTGATTTTGAGTTTCCACAATCCGAGGAGCCCAATGTTATCAGGCTCCTCGGTATGCGCGCCGCAGTGTTGGTAGTTAGTGTGAGGCTCGAGGACGGCAAGGAGAAGTTTGACGTCCAGGGCGGCGCTTCTGCGCTATAAGGTGTCGTATAGTTTCATTAAAATAACCTATCTTGAATCGCGTGGAGTACGGGGGGGGCGGTGGGTGCGTGGGGCGCGGAGGGCGCGGAGGGTGCGGTGGGTTCGGAGGGGGCGGGGAGTGCATGGAGCGGGATTTCTTGCACTTGATAGCCTCGGCGCACCAGCTCTTCCGAGAGCACGCGCCGGTGGCAGGTGTAGTAATCCTTGCACATGCACATCAGGATTACCGGCCGGCTGTGATGTTCAATACGATCAATTCCGGCCTCGATATCCAGGATGACGGTATCCTGGAATTCTCCTTTGTAGTTGATGTTCCCGAGTGCCCGCACGTGGGCGTAGCGGTCACCCAGGGCATCTGCCATATTTTGGCTAGAGAATTCCGGGTTGCGGCTCCTGGCCACATACCGAATGTCGAAAATGGTGGCGTCCAGCTCTCTGGCGATCCTGGCGATGTCTGCGAGTTGCCGCCCACTGTATCCAATTGTGTAAACTTCCCTGGTCATTTTTTGCTCCTTAACAATTTTGTGGTTTTTTTTGTTACGCCACGGCGCTCATGTAGTTCAACCGCACGAGCGCCGTGTAAAGCGTTCCGACAGTGGCGGCCTCGGAGGACATTCCGCTCGCCTGCAGGCTCTCGATATATTTACGGATTACGGCGGAAGCGGAGGCTTTGTTGCCGGGCTGTTCCACCTCGGGGAGGTCGTGACGCACCGGAACATCTACGATGGCGTGCTTGCCGCGCGTGGGGATGTCTGCGCCATCTTGTATTTGCGTCACCCAGAAGTTCTCCAGGTCGAATAGCCCATCCTGACTTTGTTCTTCCAGTAGTTGCCCGATCACGCCGCGGAATACCCTAAAACTCATGTTATCGCTCTGGTTGAAAATTCTGAGAGCGATTCTCTGGCGGTTACTATCCAGCTCAGACAGGGCTTCGGCGTGCCCGAGTGGTAAGTGCCCATTGGCCACCAGGTGCTGGGCCTCCTCTACTAGACTCAGAAGTGCCAGGCGCCGCTTGATCAGGTCTTCGCTCACTCCGGCGACCCGCGCAATGCGTTCCAGATCCCACCCGTATGTTTGGCGGCGGGCCTGATAAGCCTGGGCTTCCTCGATGGGGTTAAGATCCGCACGGCTGGTGTTTTCCACCAGCATGACGGCGGAGGCTTCTTCATCGGTCAGGGTGCGGACAATCGCTGGAACCGTCTCCCACTTGAGAATTTGTGAGATAGCCCTGAACCGGCGCTCCCCGGCCACAATTTGGAATTTGTCTCCCAGCGGGCGAACGGTGATAGGCTGCGCCAACCCGTGCTCCTTGATGGATGCGGCGAGTTCGCTCAGCGCTTGCGGCTCAAATACCTTGCGGTCGTTGTTGCCCGCAAGGACGAGTGCGGTATCGATGTTTTGGATGGTAGTCATTCGTTTGCCTCCGTGGTGACGATGTTAAGAAAGTTATCCTGATTCGTCTGTGAAATTGTTTCTGCGATGAAAATATCGACGCGGCCGGTGGGGGCTGTACCAGAGAAAAGCGGGAGATCGTCTTCACCAAACATTCGGGGTTGCATCTTCGATGGCGCCATGTTTTCCTCCTGTGTTATAATAATATTATACTCCATAGTGTGGTTTTTGTCAATAGCCAAATGCTCGATTTTGAGGTATTTCCAGGATTTTCCTGGTCATTTTGAGAATTGCGCGGAGCTCGTACAACTGGTAGTACACAGCGCACCCAGCGCCGAAATCGGGGTTCGAGTCCCTGGCTCCGCTCGCCTTATCTTGGAGGTGTGTTGTGTCTGTAGGTGCCATTAACGAGCAATTGCGGCAGCATCTCGCCAGCAACGCCAGCGTGTTTGAGGGCGCGACTGTAGTGGTGGGCTGTTCTGGTAATTTCACCGTAGAGGCAGTGTTAGCCGCCGCAAGCCGCCCGGCGGCTTTGCACTCCAATGATGTTTCGCTGTACTCCTCGGCGCTCGGTCAGTGGCTTGCCGGGGGGCGCTTGCCGTTTGAGATTGCCGACCATGATTATGACTGGCTCGCGCCCTACTTAGACGATTCCGAGGAGCGCCTGGGCGCCCTGATGGTGCTACTGGACATGCTAGAGTATGAGAAGCGCAACAACGCGCACCGCGAGCGTATGTGGCATCAATACATGCTGGCTTTTCCTGGTCTGGTGCAGGCCGCCGCGGAGAAGTTGCGCGCGCTGCCATTGCGAGTCAGCACCTATTTCGCCGGGGACGTACTGGAGCACTTCGAGCATTTCGCTGACCAGCCGGATGCCATTTTCTGCTGTTACGCTCCGACTTATCCGGGAGGCTATGAACGCCAGTACAAGCGGCTCGAAAAGATTTTCTCCTGGCGTGCGCCAGTGTACCCATTGCTGGATGCCGACCGCCGCGCCGCGCTACTAAAGTGGTTGCGGGGGCGTCGTTTTCTGTGGTATGATGACAACAAGCTTGATGATATGCAACCTGTATTAGAGCAACATAGCGGCGGTAAACACACGGTCTGGCTGTATTCCAACGTCATCCAGCGACCGGCGCTCTTTGCGGGCATGGAGGCGAAACCGCTCCCGCGCTGGCCGGTTGCCACGCGTGACAATCTGGAACTTACCCCAGAAACCGAGATCTGGCTTAAGCGGATCAAAACCAGCGATCTGATGCGCTTCAAGGAAGCCTATCTGGGCAAGAATATCACGCCCGCGTCTGGCATGTGGGCCTTTGCGGTCATGGCCGATGCGCTCATTATTGGCTTCCTGGAATTTTCGTATAGCGCTATGACGGCGCGGGATCAGGTGTACATGATGGCGGACTTTTGCGTGCCCGGCACGCAATACCAACGGCTCTCGCGCCTCATAGTGCAACTGGCGGTCTCTGGTCAAACCGGCAAGCTGCTGCGGCGACTGAAGGAGTTTCCTGTGGTCGCGGTGCGGACTACCGCTTTTACCGAGCGCGCGGTTTCCATGAAATACCGGGGCGTGATGCAGTTGGAGAAGCGCGGCGAAAAGGACGGCAAGAAGTTTCTCAATTACGTCGCCAATTTCAACTCGCTGTCGTGGAAGGAGACCTATCTGCAATGGCTGACAAGCCACGGCTCGAAGCGGCGCTAAGTGCCCTAAACGATGCGCTGGGCGACATTACGCCCTACAAGCTGGCAGTAGTGGCCCCGCAGGATGTCCGCCTGCTGGACCAGGAGCACAACGCGCGCTACATGACCAAGAAAGTCTATGATCGACTGCTGGACAACATCAAGCGTGACACTAATCTCTCCTCCCTGCCGTTCCTGTGGCGTGACGCGGACGGCTCTTTCGTGTGTCTATCTGGTAATCACCGCATTATGGCTGCCCGTGACGCGGGCGTCGAGTTGATTCTCGCGCTTTACACCGACGCGGACATGAGCCAACAAGAGCGCGTCGCTGTGCAATTGTCGCACAACAGCCTGGTGGGGCAAGACGACCCCGCGCGCCTCCGTTCGCTATGGGATGAAATCAAGGCTATTGACCTGCGCGTATATTCCGGGCTGGATGACGGGCTGCTGCAATCTTTTGAGCCTGTCAAAATTGCGCGCGTGGACGAAGACAAAATCAGAATCGAAGAGTTGCGTCTGCTGTTTGTGCTCCCAGAGATCGCCGAGATCAAGCGGGTAATGAAGCGCTTGGGGGATTCTGAGCGGACGACGCTGCTAGGGCATTATGCTGATTTCGAGCGTTTCTTTGACGTGCTGCTGCGCTTCAAAGAGTCGCAAAATATACTCAATACTGCCACCGCTTTTATGCGGATAATTGCCATCGCCGAACAATGGCTCGACAACTTCGAGCGTGAACATAACGCAGATGAACATGAGCCGCAAGAGTAGAGCCGCAGAGATCGAATTGCGCCGCAAGAAAGTAGCGGCTAACTTGATCGGCGGCATGAATTACCGCGACATCGCCGAGGCATTGGATGTGTCCGTCGGCACGGTCGCCAATGACGTCAAGATACTGTTTGCGCGCTGGCAAAAGGAGCAAGTCCGGGACTATGATGAGCTCATCACTGCCGAGGTACGGCGCTGTGACCGCCTGCTTAACGCGGTGTGGAATGAGGCCATGGACGGCAAACTAACCTCCATTGACCGCGCTCTAAAAATCATGGAGCGGCGCGCGCGGCTGCTGGGCTTGGACGCGCCGATGAGGCAAGATGTTACCAGCGGCGGCGAGACGCTGAAGGTCGTGCTCGGTTGGGGGGATGATCATGCCGACGCTTGAAGTAACGCTACCCAACCTGCATGTTGGCCAGCGGGCTGTCAAGGACAGCCCGGCGCGCTACAAAGTGCTTGCCTGCGGAAGACGCTGGGGCAAGACGCGCCTGGGTACGGCGCTGTGCCTGGAAATAGCCTTGCGCGGCAAGCGCGCATGGTGGGTTGCACCGTCGTACAAACTGGCGGCGGTGGGCTGGCGCGGCGTGACGCTGCTGGCACGGCAACTGCCAGGCGCGGACGTGCACCAGGCAGAGCGCATGATCACACTACCGACTGGCGGCACGGTGCAAGTGAGAAGCGCCGATGATCCGCAAAGCCTGCGCGGCGAGGGGCTGGACTTCGTGGTGCTGGACGAATGCGCCTACATGAAAGCCGAGGCGTGGACGGAAGCACTGCGCCCGGCGCTATCCGACCGGCAAGGCGGGGCGCTGTTCATTTCGACGCCGCGCGGCCTGAACTGGTTTCACGCGCTATGGTTACGCGGGCAAGATCCGACGCAGAGCGAGTGGTGCTCCTGGAGATTCAAGACCAGCGATAACCCGTTCATTTCTCCAGAAGAGATTGAAGCGGCGCGCGGCGATTTGCTGTCGCGTATTTTCATGCAGGAGTACGAGGCAAACTTTCTCGAAGACAATCCCGGCGCATTGTGGAAGCGCGCCTGGCTGGACGCCGGGCGGGTGCTGCAAGCGCCAGAACTCAAGCGCATCGTGGTTGGCGTCGATCCATCAGCGAGCGCGACCGGTGACGCCTGCGGCATTGTTGTGGTAGGCAAAGACGCGAGCGGCGAACTGTACGTGCTGGATGATCTAACGCTACAAGGCAGCCCAGAGAACTGGGCGCGGCAGGTGGTCGCGGCGTACCACAAGCACAAGGCGGATAACGTCATCGCGGAAGCCAACCAGGGCGGCGAGATGGTCACGGCGGTGCTCAGACAGGTAAAGCGCAATCTGCCGGTGAAACTGGTCCACGCCACGCGCGGCAAGGCGACCCGCGCCGAACCGATCAGCGCGGTGTACGAGCAAGGGCGGGCGCATCACGTGGGCGATTTCGCGGCACTGGAGGACGAACTCT